TTGACGGCGCGGACACCTTCGACAAAGAGATCGTTGATGCTTACACGCAAGCGGGCGAGCGTGTGCCTTGGGAATATCTTCCGACGGCAGAGACGCCGCCGGCGCCTCCGTGGAGGGTTGCGGTCGTTCCAACAAAGCCCGGCATCAGAGCACCAAAAATCCGAGAGGGATCAGCCTTAGATCAAACGCGTTACATTGATATCAAGCTAGAGCCTCCGGGAGATAGCACGTTCTATCAGGTCAACCGCGACCGATTAGAGATCGTGCTTGAAGATGTGAGGCGCGATATGAACCTTGCACGTTACGGTGCGGCACAGCGAGCGGGAGCGATCTATGAGGATATCGTGAAACGCGCCGATGTCATGTTTCAGACAGGGAGTTACACGTTACAGCAAGCCGTCGAAAAGGCGGCACAGGAAGCGGCAGACAAGGGCCTGAACGCTATCGAGTATAAAGACGGGCGGCGTGTCAATGTTGCGTCATACGTTGAGATGGCGCTTAGAACGAGCGCAAGGCGAGCGCAGATGACCGCTCAAGGCGCGAAGCGCGATCAATGGGGGGAATACCTTGTCATCTCGCCAACGCTTCATAGCACGTGTCCAACATGTCAGCCGTGGCAAGGGAAGGTGCTTATCGATGACGTGTTTGCCTCCGGGAAGCCTGACGGCAAACATCCGCTGTTGAGTGAGGCGATCAAGCCTCCAAGTCATTTTCTCGGACCTAATTGCAGACACGCCATTAGCTCGTTCTTCGAGGGAATCACGGAGATCCCGACGGCATCGCCTTGGGACAAAACGCGAACAAATTACGAGGCGGAGGAAAAGCAGAGATACATCGAGCGGCAAATACGAGCATGGAAACGCAAGCTTGCGATGTCATTGACGCCAGAAACAACGATAAAGTCAAAGGCGAAAATTCGAGAGTGGCAAGATCGCATGAGAGAGCATCTTCATGCTAATCCGCAGTTAAGACGCAACACGCAGCGCGAGGAACTGCTAGGAATCGTACAAGCAGAGGTGGAGGCATCATGATATTCACAGTTACGCATGAACTTGATTACGTCATCTTAAGTAATAGCGAGCTAAACGTGTTCGGGTATGGTAGCACCATCGAAAAGGCAAAGATAATGCTTGAGGAAGATTTAATAGAACGCAATCAACAAGTTGATCGCATTGTATATCAGATAACCGAGGCGGACGGCACGGAGCAGTGGATATGCGAATACCCTGACCTTAAAGGGTGTATCGGTGTTGGCGACACGTACGACGAAGCCGTAAAAGAGGGAGAAGCAAATAAAGCAGTATGGCTTAAAACGGATCAGGAAAGGCGCAAGCTTGCAAGTAGCCGTGCATAGCATTTAGCCGTTTACAACTTAATTACAAGGGCGTCCGAGAGGGCGCCTTTTTTTATGCCGGTGCAGGCGACGGAAGGTTGGCTCCTTACCTTTTTGTGACGGTTCAAGTCCGTCAACCGGCATCCATGCCGACGGGCAATAAACGGGAATTAAGCCGACGGGCGTTAAACGGGAGGAAAACCACATGAGTAAACAAGACGTGGGAAGCGCTGTTGAGCAGGTCGGCTCCGAGATATCGGGAGCCGAACAGGCGCTCGAACAACAGCAGACAGCCGACGGTCAAAAAGTCGGGATCGACATGGAAGAGGCAGCACGCATCGCTGGAGAACGTTCAGAGAGAGCGGAGCGGGCAGCCTTAGCGGCTTACTACCGCAAGCAGGGATTAACAGAAGAAGAAGTGACGCAGGCGATCGAGGCGTTTAAGACCGACAAAGCCGCAAGGCTTGAGGCAGAAAAGAACGATCTGTCGGCGCTTCAGAAGCGAGTCGAGGATTACGAAAAGCAGGAAAGCGAGGCGATCCGCAATGCAAACCTCCGTCTTGTACGTGCTGAAGCAATGGTGCAGGCAGTCGGACTCAACGTAAGACCTGATCGCATTGATTACGCGATAAGACTTGCCGATCTCTCGAAAGTCGAAGTGGACGAAAACGGGCAGGTCGACGAGACCGCCGTTCGTGAGGCGCTCGAACAAATCTTGAACGACTTCCCTGAATTGAAGGTCGCTTCTTCAAGCGAAGACGGTCACGGATTCAAGCTTGGCTCTCCGGGTCAAAAGCAACAACTGGGCACGTCTGAACAAATCGCCAGCATTTTTGGCAACACAGAATGAAAGGATAACTAACAATGGCAATTAACTATGCAGAACAATTTCTGGCCGACTTAGAGCAGAAATATTCACGAGAGCTTGTCTCCGGCGACTTCACGATGCAAGGTGCAAAATTCGTTGATGCAAAGACGATTAAGATTCCGAGGCTTGAGGTCGGCGGGTACAAAGAACATTCGAGGTCTGGCGGGTACAACCGGCAGGCGCTTTCCAACGATTGGGAGATCAAAACACTATCCCATGACCGAGATGTAGAGTTCTTCGTAGACGTCATGGACGTTGACGAGACAAATCAAGTTCTGTCGGCGGCAAACGTCACTAACACGTTCGAGGAAGAGCAAGCGATCCCGGAACTGGACGCATACCGATTCTCCAAAATCTATTACGATTACACAACGACCTTCGGGAAGACGGCAGACACTACGCCTCTGTCGGAAGCGAATGTGCTGTCTGTGTTCGATAAGTGGATGGAAGAAATGGACGATGCGGGCGTTCCGGAGACGGGGCGTATTCTGTACGTCACGGCAACCGTTAATACAATGATCATGAACGCAGAGCAGATTCAACGTGCAATCATCGTCGGCGGTGCTAACGACGGAAGAATCAATCGTGCAGTGCGCTCTTTAGATAATGTGAAGATCAAAAGCGTACCGATAGATCGCTTTAAGACGCAGTACGACTTCACAGACGGTTTTGAGCCGGCTCAAGGCGCAAAGCAGATTCAGATGATGCTTGTTCATCCGAGATCGGTCATTGCGGCGGATAAGCACAATTCTATCTATCTTTGGGCGCCCGGCACTCACACGAACGGTGACGGTTGGCTGTATCAGAACAGGCGCTACGGCGACTTGTTCCTGATCGAGAAGAAGCTTGACGGTGTGAAGATCAATGTTGACACCGGCACTGTTACGGTCGGAATCTCTTCAATTGAGCAGGTCGGCGGAACATCCGGATCGGTCAATTCAACCGGCATTAAAATCACGTTCGATAAAGACGTGGTAGGCCTTGAATCGTCTCATATCACGCTCTCTAGCGGGTCAGGATCAGCCACGAAGGGCACAGTGAGCGGATTCGGTAAAGTCTGGACACTTGCAATCAGCAATCCTGTTGAGGGCAACGTCGGAATCAAGGTAAGCGGTCTAGCCGGGTACGCTTTCCCGACAACTCCGGGCCTTGTCAACATCTACTCCGAAACGATTGTTGCGGTCGTGTCGGCGGTTCAGCAGGGCGGAGCATCCGGCGGAACGCCTTCAACCGGCATCAAATTCACCTTTGACAAGGATGTGACCGGCTTGCAAGCCTCTCACTTCACGATCACGGCGGGCACCGGCTCGGCAACCAAGGGTGCGTTGAGCGGTTCAGCCAAAGAGTGGACGCTTGCTCTCTCATCTCCGACATCCGGAACGGTGAGTGTCGGCATTGCTGGCTTGACCGGTTACAGGTTCCCGGCGGCAACGATTGTCGAGATTTACGGGTCGTAAGGCATAACGGATTAACAACAAAGGGGGCATAAAACATGTTTACAGCGCAAAAAGGTAATAAGGTCCTGAAAATCGAAAGCGCAGAGGTCAAGCAGTACCGGGCTTTAGGGTTCGACGTCTATGAGGGCGACAAACTCTTACACCACGGCCACGGCAAGACAGTGCCTTATGCCAAGTATGAGGAACTGGAGACCGAGCTTGAACAGGTGAAAACAGAGCTTGAGCTTGCAAGGTTTGAGCTTGAATCAGTCAAGGCCGAGCTTGATAAAGCACTGAAATCGAAGCCTGAAGCTAAGGCAAAGAAGAAGTAAGGGGGTTAGGAGATGGCCTATTGCGATGCTGAATTCTATAACGGTGAGTATGGCGGTCAGGTCATCCCCCCTGATATCAACGTAGTGGACGCTCTCGGTAAGGCGTTAAACGATGCGAGCAGGGCGGTTGATTATGCCACGATGTACCGGATCGGCAACTTGGAAGATTGGTCTGCGTTTACGCAGAAACAGGTAAAACTGGCTGTATGTACGCAGGCCGATCATGCCTACAAATACGGTGAGCTTGAGTCGGTATCATCGGCAATCGGCGGATACTCTATTGGCGACGTGTCTGTGACGGGCAAAGCGGACGGCGGAAAGAGCGCACTTGAGCAGCATTACAAGCTGTGCGAAGCGGCGATCCGCCTCCTTATGCCGACGGGGTTGCTGGATCGGAGGTTGCGATGATTGCGAAACTTCCTTATCTCGACGCATGGGACGTGACGCCTTGTGAGATCGTGTTACACGGCGGCTTAGGCGATGACGGCGGACCTGAAGAGGTTGGGCGTTGGAAGGGGTTAGTCAACTTCTCCGAGAAGGCTCGACGCGTGCAGGACAAAGACGGGCAATGGGTCAAGCTTGCGGGAGTCATCCATGTCAAAGGTGACATCCTGCCCGGCGTTCAGTTCACGGAAGGAACGGCGAAGATTGAAGACTTCCCGGCACGTAAGATCATCGGATACTCAAGGCCGCGTAATCCGGACGGGTCTGTAAACCATACGAGATTGGAGCTGATCTAACGTGGCGAGCATCATTCAATTCGCCGATGTCAAGGTCGAGCTTAATCCGGCGTGGCTGAAGTCATTCGACAGCAAGAAAACGACGGCGCTTGAGCAGACGGGCGATTCGCTTTTGACCGACTTGATTATGAGTCAAACAATGCCGTTTGACACGGGGGCGTTACAGAACTTGCTCACTTACGTCGATTACGAGGTGTCGAGCGAAGGTGTCATCAGGATCGTCTCAATGGGTCCTTATGCGCGGCGCTTGTACTTCAATCCGGACTTTAACTTCCGGCAGGACAAGAACCCTCACGCCGGCGGGCGATGGCTTGATCCGTACCTGCCCGGACATTCCAAAGGAACGTTCATCCCGAGAGTGTTTGCGATGCACCTAAAAAAATTGATGGGAGGTTGACGATGATCACTACACGAAGCGTCATGCTGTGGTTGCGTTCAATGTTTCCCACGATCGACTGGGCGACTGGCGCAATCGACAAAGGCAAGGATGAAGCTGTCGGCGTCTATGCCCGTCGGCATGGTTTATTGCAACCAAAGACAATGAACGGTCCGGCAGGGTACGGAGTTAAGGCGATCTCACTGTTAATCAGATGGGGCACGTCGGCGACGCCTTGCGAAGAGAAGGCGATAGAGATTTATGAGCGTTTGCAGGAATGCAGTACGCAAGAAACAATCGGTGGGCGCAAATGCTGGGTTGACGCCCGGCAAGCGCCCGTTTTAATCGGCAAGGGCGACAGAGATATCTTCGAGTGCGTCCTTGATTTCGATGTTTATTTCAGAAAGGAAGGATAACTAAATGGCATCTTTAGGTGTTTATCCCGTTTTCGATATCGAATTTAAGATATCGTTGACGGGCAAAATTGCGACACATAACAGGGCGGCCATTGATGCGATGGTTAAGATCGCGGAAATGGAGACGTTCGAGCCGTCCATCGATGGCAACGTCGAAGAGTGGAATCCCATGGACGCCAAAGGCTGGGTACGTCGCTTGATGACCGGCAAGGGCTTCGGAATTGGTCTTAACGGTAAACGTTATCAGGGCGATCCGGGGAACGATTATGTCGCCGGACTTGCGCTAAAAACAGGAACGCATTGCACCACAACGGCAGCGGTCGTGTTCCCGAACGGCGACGCGATGATCTTTGATACCGTTGTCAATGTGAGCAGGCACTTCGGCGGCGATTCGGTGAACGTCAGCGCGCTTGAGTTCGAGCTTATGTCAGACGGCAAGCCGACGTATCTTGAATCAGGCGGCGTGGTTATGACGATCATGAAGCTTGAGCAGGTCGGAGGCGCGCCCGGGTCAGCGGACAGCACGGCGATCAGAATCACGCTCGACAAGGATGTTTCAGGCTTGCTGGCGTCTCACATCACATTGAGCGCCGGTACCGGAGCGGCAACAAAGGGCGCGTTGACGGGCGCAAACAAGGTGTGGACGATTGCGATCAGCGCCGTCTCGCAAGGCACGGTCGGCGTCAAGATCAGCGGGTTATCGGGGTACATCTTCCCGGCATCCGAGACGATGGTGAACGTCTACTCGGATTAGGACGGACAATCCGCACAACAACGCAGGGGCGAGGGTCGATCTCTCGCCCTTTTTGTTACAAACAAATGACAAAAGGAGATAACACATGGCACACATCGTTGACATTACAGGGCGGCTGGAAGCCGCTGTCCCGCAGTTGAGGCTGTCGGAGGACGAGGTATACACGATCAACGACGACAAGAACGTCATCTTAAAAATGCAGTCGGCAATAGACAAGTTATCGGATGAAGAAAGCATTAAAAGCATGGGCATTCTGCTGGAGTCGCTCTTAGGCAAAGAGCAAATCAAGGAGATCGAGAAGAATCACCCGGGAGCGACGACAAGTCTTAGCGGAATGGTTGTTCTGTCCATCGGGTGCATGGCGGCGATTCAGGGGATCAGTTACGAGGACGCGGAGGCGCGATTTCGGAAAGATTAACGATTCGTCGAAAGATTACTACGACATATTTGAAGACTGGTCGTTGATCGAGGCGTCCTTTGCTCAACAGTACGGCATCCGATTGAGGCATGAAACTTACATGCCGTGGTCAGAGTTTACGGCGCTGCTCTCCGGAATAGGTCCCGAAACACCGTTGGGCGCAATCGTTGATATCCGCTCGGAGACAGACGGAGATATCATCAAGCACTTCACGCCTGAACAACGGCGGATACGTCGAGAGTGGCAAACAAAGCAAGCAAAGAAACTCATCGAAAACAACCCGGACGCCGCGAGGGCGCAGGTCGAATCGATACAGGCGGCATTCAAGGCCGCTTTTTTTAATCCTACACAGTAAGGGGGTGACGATATGGCGGAAGACAATGCCGGAACCGTTTCGTTGGCGTTGCGACTTGACGACAAAGAGTTTTTGCGCAAGATTGGCAGGCTGTCAATCGACATCAGCAAAGTCATGCAGGACAGCTTGAACGTCAAAGCTCCGACAATCGACATGCGAGACGTCACTTCCGAGATCAGGTCGGTCGGGAAAGAGATCACGAAGTCTCTTGACGGCATGGGCGACATGCTCTATGAGCAGTTCTCGAAGGGCATAGGCGAGGGAGCGGTTGAGGGCGCGGTCAAGGCGTCGTCGGCGATGAAGCAGTTCACTATGCCGAAAATCAAGATCGACCTCGACGAAGGTCATCTCAGAGAGCAGATCAGAATTTATGGAAAGCTCTGGGAGGCATACGACAACCAACGGATTGCTCAAGCTCAAAAGGTCAAGCGCATGACGAGCGAGTTGTCTCTCGCCTTGCCGGGCATCGGCAGGGAGAAGATGGCGGCGGACTTGGCGAGCGAACAAAAACGCCTTGTCGATATTCAGCTTGCCGCCTCTCAAGCCGATCAGCAGGTCGTAGCGCTTGAGCGCGCATTGGAGCAGATATCGCAACCAAAACCGAATCCTGCGGCTCATGCCATGCAACAGATCGCGCATTCCGCTGGGGCTCAAGCGCAGGCGGCGGTGCGGCAGACGACAGCTCAAACTAAACGCATGGGCGCGGTCGGCAAGCAGGCCGGGCGTGAGATCAGCCGGAGCTTAAACGGCGCGAAAAAGTCCACCCTCAATCTTGGCGGCGCGATGAAGAAGACGCTCCGCATCGGTCTTGCGTTCATGGGAGTGCGCTCTATCTATTACGGCATCAGGCGAGCCGTGAACAGCGTCATGGAGAGCTTTAAGCGCATGGCGGCGCAGAACGCGGCGTTCGCTAAGACGATGAACAATATCGCGGCGGCGACAGACACCATGAAGGGCAGTTTCGCGGCGATGATTGCGCCGCTCGTGCAAGCGCTTGAGCCTGTCCTGATACGCATTGTCGAATGGCTGACAAAGGCGTTTAACGCAGTGGCGATGTTCTTTGCCGCGCTTGCCGGCAAGAAAACCGTCATGGTTGCGGTCGGTTCGACGAAGAAATTCACGGACGGTCTCGGCCAAGCGACGAAGGCGAGCAACAAGCTGAAGCGCAGTCTGGCAGGGTTTGACGAGCTTGAGATATTGCATCCTGCGAGCGCAGGCGCCATAACCGGTGCCGTTGATGGCTTTGATCCCGGTCAGCAGTTCAAGGAGGTGCCTGTTGAAATCGGCGGGGCTTTAGGTGAAGCGATCGAGAAGATCAGGAGCTTCGTGCAGAAAGTCAAGGACTTCTGGAATAAAGACATCAAACCGCTTTGGGACAAGGTTGTAAATACAGCAAAAGAGATATGGGGACATCTGGAAGACTTCTGGGACAGCAAAGGCGACGTCTTCAAAAGCATTTTCGGCGATACGTGGAATTACGTAACAGCGAAATTCTCCAACACGCTCGACAAGATAAAAAACATCTTTGCTCTATTTTCCGGCATCTTCTCGGGCGACTGGAGGAAAGTGTGGGATAGCGTCAAGAATATCTTTATCAATTCGTGGAAGGACGTGGAGAACGCGTTTATTTTCAACACGAATAACATCAAGAACCTGTTAGCGCTTTTCGGCATCGATGTAAGCGAAGAGATCGGCGGATTGCAAGACGCGTTCGGCGGTTTGACGAAGTTTCTCTCCGGCGCCTTTTCGGGTGACTGGGATACGGCATGGCAGGGAATTGTGGAGATCGCAAACGGCGCCTTGAGAACGCTGAGAAGCATCGTCATCTCGATTGTCAATCAGGCGATCAGTGTTATTAACACGTTTATTCGGCTGGCTAACAAACTGGGACTCAACATAAAGGAGATCCCGCTCATACCTACCGACTCGTCCAAGATGTGGAAGGGCTCGTTCGGCGGCTTTATTAATCACATTCTTGAGGAGGCGAAGAAAGCAAAGCAGGGCGCAAGGGGCGGCCACGCTTTCGCAAGGGGCGGATACGTGCAACAGCCCTCGCTCGCTTACGTCGGCGAGCGGAGAAAGAAAGAGGCGATCCTCCCGCTGGAACAGAATCTCGGTTGGGCTGACATTATTGCGGATAAGCTTGCCGAGCGCGGCGGCGTTGGGCGCGGCGACGAAAGAACGATAACGATCCCCATTTATTTGGGCACGGACACGTTGATTCACGTTGTCGAGCTTGCGGTCGACCGAGAAGGCAGGGTGCGGAATAAGCCTGTCTTTATTTAAGGGAGGGGGTATCGAATGAGTTATATGCGCTATTACATCAATGACGTCGAGATGCCGTCTCCTGAATACGATTTTGATGAAGAAGACAACAATC